TCAGAAAATATAAAGCGCTCAAGGATTGATTCACTAAAAGAAACATACGCCTTCCTTTTAGACATACAAATGAGAAAGAAACGGAAAAGGGAAATAACAAAAGAGTGTTGAAATATGTTTGATATTGGTATTGAAATAAGAATTATAGAGATAGAAAACGAAATATACAAAGAAGAAAAGCTTTTATTACAGAGATAGGATGGCAAAAGACCCAATAATAGTTGATCCAGATCCAATAAGGGAAATACAAAAAGCTATCAACAACATAAGGAAAGAGTTTTGATGAATACAACCTACTCATATGTTGACACCACTATGAGAAATACCAATATCAAAAGAAAATATTGAAAGTATTTTATCCTTTGTAGGCAAATGGCAAGACACGATGTAGATTGGAATAGAGCAAAACTCGACTATCTAAAACACCAAAGTAAAACAGTTACATGACGGCGAAAAGAATACTCAAAGAAACACTGATACACACACGGTAAGGACTGGGTAGAAAAAGCTACAGTATGACGATCAAAAGAAAAAGACAACTTGCTATCACTCGCAACAGAAAAAGCACAAAACGAAATCATAGAAGAAACAGTGAACACACTAAAAGAAAAGTACAAGCCTGATGAAAAAGTATTATGAGAAATGCACAAAAGAATAATGGACTTAGTAATTGTGGCACTAAATTCAATGAGCAAAGGGGAGATATCAAGTAAAGATCTCAAAACATACTGGGATATAATCAAGACAGAAAAGGGAGAGACTACAAAGTATATCAAGGACGAATGAGAAAAATGAGGAAACATTACGCAGATTATAGTTTCGGACGACATAAGTAGCCTCCTAAAGTAGGGGGCTTTTCTCTTGCAAAAAAACGAAAAAAAAGTACAAAGAGTGAATAAAACCCGATTTATATTCACGCAAAGATGAAAAAGACGCCAAAAAAAGAAGCGAGCATAATGGCTGACTTCTTATCAAATCTATTTTGAAAAAACAAAAGAACGATACAAAATTGGTTTTGCAAGAAAAAACTATCATTATCAAACGTTGAGCATTGTATTTATTTCATCAAGAATTATGACAAAAATAATAATCAATTACAAACCGACTCCCAAACAAATGCTATTCCATCAGACAAAAGCAAAACATAAATTATTTGGATGAGCTGCATGATGAGGGAAAACAGATTGATTGCTTGCTGAGCTCCTTATCAATTGCATCAAATATCCAGGGATAAAGCAACTATTTGTGAGAAAAACTTACAGCGAGATCAAAGAGACTCTTGATGAAAGACTTCCAAAACTTATTAAGACAGACGATGACAGCCAAGGATATAGAATATCATGAAACGCTATACATTTCAATGACAGCATTATCATCTTGTGATATTGGCAAGACGATAGAAGAAACGATAGATACTTCTCGACAGAGTATGACGTGATAGCAGTCGATGAGATAACAAGAACAATAAAAAAAAAGACTGACCTCCAAAAACTTCTTGCACGTAATAGAACAACAAACATGGCGTTGGTCGTAAAATGATTTTCACCATACTTCATGTGCGGGACCAATCCAGGCGGTGCGTGACACGTATACATCAAAGACGTTTTCATCGATGGTAGACTATGGAAATGACGAAAAAAAAGTGATTTTGTTTTCATACCATCAAAAGTAGAGGATAACCCATACATCATGAATGCTGACCCAGATTATATAAAAAGGCTCGAGTCGATGAGTGACACAAACCTCATGAAAGCCCTACGTTACTGAGACTGGAATATTTTTGAATGACAATTTTTCACTGAGTGGTATGAACACAAGCACGTAGTAAATAAATTCCCAGAAATTCCAAATCGGAAGAAAACTATATTGTGCTTGGATTATTGATGGAGAGCTCCATCGGCGGTATACATGATCCGTATATGCTCGCAAGGACATATATATATCTCAAATGAATTGTACCAAGAAGGACTGACATATTTTGCACTATGAGTTGAGTGCAAGAAAAAATACTGATCATACAACCCTGATTATATCGTTGCCGACCCTGCAATCTTTTCAAGATGATGATGAAGTGAAGAAAGCTGAGATGAGATGCTATCAAATTGAAGCTGAATGCGTGTAGTGAGATGAAACAACAACCGTGATATTTGACGAAACCTTATAAAAAAACTATTGCAAAACGAAGAAATCTCTATATATACAGATTGTACAAACCTAATAAAAACAATGCCAGAGCTTGTATATGACGAAAAAAAGGACAATGATCTTGATACTTGACAAGACGATCATGGTGCGGACTCTATAAGATACGGACTTATGGACGTTGCATCATCGAAAATTGCAAGTGTGAAAGAAGAAATAAAAATGGCAAACAATAACTTTATGAAATCAGAAAATACAGACAATTTACTTTCCATCGGCTTCTAATGTCTATCAAGTCATCAATACTATCATTTTTCGGTCAAATGGCACCGACACAAAGAGATCCTGAGAGAATAACGTGATCGTCAATGGTCAAAGAATTTTCGTGACCATGAAATGATATACAAAACGGGTATATCTACGACGAGGATAATACTGAGTTGCAATGACAGAACGGTGCAAAAACTTATGATAAGATGAGGAAAACAGATGCACAAGTCAACGCGTCTCTCCTTGTGATGGAATTACCAATCAGGAGCACAAGACGATATATTGAGTGATGAGAGAATGAAAATGGAGAAGTCAGTGAGCAACAACAAGAGATTGCAGAATTTCTTGAAAAAATGCTTTTTGATGGCATGGAGAAAACACGAGACGATATACTTAGAGAAATATTGACGATGCTATGTTTCGGATATTCTGTTTTTGAAAAAGTCTATTGATTTGACGATGAATGAAGGGTTGTGATAAAAAAGTTGTGATATAGGAAACAATCGACGATCCAACAACGAGAAACAGAAGATGGTAGACCGTGAGTATTGCAACAGCTTGACGCACCACTCTATCAATGAGTAAATGAGTGATGATTTATGATCTCAATTCCTGCAAGCAAAATCGTTATATTCTCTCACAGAAGAGAGTGAGATAATTACGAGGGTACAAGTGCATTACGTTCAGCATACAAACACCGAAAATTCAAAGATGCTTTTTATCGTTTCGACGCCATCAGGCACGAAAGGCAAGGTGTCGGTATTCCTGCAATATGGATACCAAACAATGCAGTTGATAGTGATAGACAGTGGGCAGAGAATGCAGTCTCAAATCTGAGAGCAACGTCGCAAACGGGTATTGTGTTTCCTTGATCTAGAACGTGAGATAAGTGATGACGAGATATAGCATACATTGACACACAAGCAACGAATAGCACGGGATTTTTAGAAAGTATCGAACACCATAACCGCGAAATAGTGAAGAATGTATTGGCTCAATTTTTGGAATTGTGAAACACAAAAACATGATCAAGGAATTTGTGAGAGAGCCAACAGTGACTTTTCTTGTGATCTCTCGGAGCTGTTGCAAAGTATATTGCTGAGACTATCAATCGTTTCCTTATCAAGGAAATTGTTGATATAAATTTTGAGACAAACGGTATATATCCAAAGCTCACTTTTGACAGCCTGCAACAGACTGACAAGTCAATTATAGTGGGAAATATCAATAAAATGATACAATCATGATTGTTGCCAGTTGATCCAATACTTACTGATTATGTTCGCGAACTTCTTGAATTGCCTGCAGGAGAAGAAAAACAGACAAAAGAGCAAGAAGAAAAACAAGAAGAAGAAACAGAAAAAGAAGAAAACATCGAGATGAAAGAAAAAAGATGCACGCATAACTTTTCAGACTATAATCAATGACAGGATTTTTTCTTTGTAAAGCAAAGAGAAAATAATGCTTTTATCAAAAAAGTACAACTCAATGGATAAATTTGAGCCAGGAAGAGAGCTAACTTTTGCAGAGAAAAAGATCAATCGACAAGGATATATAGATTTTGTTGCGAAACAAAAAAAAAGACTGTGAGAGTTGACGGACGAGGTAAAGATCAAAATGATGGATGGCACGATATCAAAAAAAGACGCACAAGTGCAACTTGCTGAGGCTTGCACTTCCATACAGCTTGATAGCTTCAATTACTGAAAGCAAATGACTTCAAAAACCATGGGGGTAAAAGTATCGCCAACAAACAAAAGGATAGAGGGTGTAATGCTACAGCAAAACATGGAAACGGTCGGGGAGATGTTGAAAGAGATCGAAACAAGAGTATGAGATCAGGACTTGTGAAGCGTCTTTGCTACTATCAATGGTATTATCGCCTCTTTCTTCTGATGAATGGACACACTCTTTATCATTGGGACGATCAACCTTGCAAGGGAAACAGTATTTGAGGAGAATATGGCTCTTGTGTATGCTTTTGAATACAGTGCTATCCTAGACAGCAAGACAAGCAATATATGCAGAGACTTGGACGGGACTATTTTCCCTGCGACAGCAAAAAGCCTTTCTGATTATAGTCCGCCCAGGCACTACATGTGCAGATCATTAATGATCGAGATATTACAAGACGACCCATATAAGCCTGCTATTGATACAAAAACCATAAAAAATCCTGGCAGTGATGAGCCACTCCCATTTTCTCTTGCAAAATAGGTAAAATTCTATATCTAGTAGGTACAATTTATTTTGACAATAAAGATGAAGCGACTGTTTTCCGAATTTTCTCTCTCAAAACCGATGAACCCGTGAGATTATATCGATATTCAGATCATGAGGACGTGAAAACGAAAACATGAGCAATACTGAAAAATCGAGATAACACCTGACGACTTGGAAGAAGTGAAGCAAAACTTCGACGAGAGAAAAAGAGGTATTGATCTTGCAGTAGATGAAAACCATGAGCCAAATCACCGTGCTTTATGACGAATAAGACAGTTATATGTAGCATGAGATTGACTATTTGCAAAGATACAACTTGAACAAGAGGGAGCAAGTCTTTTGTCAAAATGAATGTATAAATACTTCTCTCCTGAGATCATCTGGCACAAAAAAGACGAAGAAACGGGGGAGATAAACAAGAATTTACTCGTTTGATGAGCTTTTACGAATAGACCATTTTTCAAAAAGATGGAGGGTGCTTTATATTCGGAAGCCTTGTGAGACGATAAAGATACAAAATTTTTTATTTTTTGAGACGATCCTATGAATTTCCCAGAAATGGTAAAAAACCTGATCAAAGATGGTCAAATCGACAAGGAAACTCACGCAAACGTAATGGAAGCGTTCGGTGAAGAGCAGTCAGATTTGCGTAATGACTTTGTTGCTAAATTTTGAGAAACTATGGCTACAGAAGAAGACGAGTCATCTGAAGATCAAAAAGAAGATGAAAAAGAAACAGAAACAGAAGAAAAAAAAGAAGATCAAGAAGAGAAAAAAGAAGATACTTGATCGGAAAAGACAGAAGAAAAAGGAGAATTTTCGGACAAAGAGTGATCAGTATCTTTCGCTGAATTTGCTGAGATGAAAGAAAAGATCAAGAAATTTGAATTTGCTGAGAAAAAAGCAAATATCGAAAAGTCATTATCTTCTTTTGTTTTCTCTGAGTCAAACCTCGATTGAGTAGTTTTGCCAAAAAGTATGACAAAGCTTATCGATTTCGCAGTCTCTCTTGATGAAAAACAATTGTGACAATTTTCTGAGATCCTTTCGGGAGTAAAGCAAATTGATCCTGAGATGTTTGCAGAAAAAGGAAAAGACAAAACAAAAAACAAATTTGAAAACATGTCTGACGATGAAAAGCTTGATGCAATGGCGGAAGAAATTGTTGCAAAAGAGAAAATGTCATACACGGACGCAGTAAAAAAAGCAAGAAACATGATGTAATTTCTTTATTTCCTATCATAAAACCTTATGACTACTTATACATGAGCATACCATGATGATGGTATCACGGCACTATCTTTCGCTAATACAACTGTTGCAGATATTACAGTACCGTATCTAGCTTTCAAACTCGATACAACGGCACAAAATTCTGTTACCCTTGCAGGAGCAGGAGACGAAGCTACTTTCATTGGAGTCCATTCATGAGAAAACATCCCAAACAAAACTAATGATATGGTTGGTATCAAGTGCCTTTGATTTACTCCTATTGTAGCAGGATGAACTGTTGCGGTCGGTACTGAGTTGAAACTTGCATCAGGTGGAAAATTTGTTGAAGCAGTATCAACAAACACGGTCGTAGCTATTGCTCTTGAAGCAGCTGATGCAGACGAATACCTTAATGCAAAACTTGTTGCACCATACGTAAAAGCATAATAGATCCTTTTTATTTTTTTCCTAAAACCATAATATGGCAGATGTATCATACTCAAAAGCGTATAGAAATAAGTTGCTTGAGAAAATTTCTCTAGCAAAAATGAATGACTCGACAATGTTTGTTGCAACAAAAATTGCACCATTTGTACAAGTCACACAACCAACGTGAGACATTGCAAACTACGGAAAGCAAGCGATGAGATTGCTAGATAATGCTTTTGCAGTAGGATGATCTTATAAAAAAACAAAATCAAGAGTCGAAATCACAGAACACTATAGACTGAAAAAATATGGACTGATTGAAAAGATCATGCAGGAAGATGTTCTCAATGCTGAAAAACCAATCGACGCACAAATTGACTCGACGGCTATCTTGACAGAAAAAAATATGATTGCAAACGAGCATAGAATAATGGATGCAATCGTGAATAACTCTGTCTCTATCCCTGAGGAAACATTGCTTTTAGCGAGACAACGAGATAACTACGCCTCTGCATCGTCTGATCCTATCAAAGACATCTCTGTTGGAAGACAATTGGCTTATAAGAAAAGTGGTAAAATGCCAAACAAACTCCTCATATCTATCGACGTTCTTTTCATCCTTACAAACCACCCAAAGATTATCGCAAGATTCCCTTGAACTGCAGTTATTACAGAGGACACAATCAGACAATATCTTGCAGGTATCCTTTGAATTGAGTTGCTCGTAGCAGGATGATTGTATCTTCCAGAAAACACACCTACAGATGGCGACTTTGCATACATTTGGAATAAATTTGCCATGCTTATGTATTCTGAAAACGCTCCAACACTTCGCTCAACTTCTTTCATGAAAACTTATGCAAGATCAAGTAGAGCTTTGGGTATCAATAACGGTATTACTGTTTTGACATACACACCAAGCAATGAAAAAAGAGAAGAAGAAGAAATCCACTCGTACGTCAAGGCTCATCAAGAAATTGATCAAGTTATTGTCGACAAAGATTGTGCATACATATTTAGAGCTCCAATTGCATAGTTATATCAAACGTCCACTTTTGTGGGCTTTTGAATATACCTACGGGTTGTTTTTATTTTCCTATTTACCGATGAGAGTATTACCAAGAGATATCCGAATGAGATGAGATAAAGTAAAGAAATGAACACAGTACAGCGATAAATATAAAGAAATATCAAAACATTTTGTGAATGATAGGAAAGAAGAGAATGTGAAAAAAACAACCAATGAAGAAACAAAACAAAAACCTAAAAAAGAAGAAGTAGACGAACTTGAAGAAGAGTTGTCAAACACTCAAAAATAATTTATTTCTCTATTCCCCCATGTGTTCAGATATATCAATAATCAGAGGAGACACAGAAAAGATACAAGTGTCTTTTCTTGAAGATTGATTGCCTTTTAGCATATTGTGAATGACGGTATCATTTACTGTAAAGGATGAGCAGTATATCAATGATGTGAACAATGATAGAGCAATAATCGCAAAAGTAATAAACGATCCACGACCGACATGATCCGACCCTATCAATTGAATTTTTATCTTGGAGCTTTCGTCAATAGACACAAACATTGCATGCAAAAGGTATCTTTATGATATGCAACTAGCAAACGGTACCGAGGTAAAAAGCACAAGAAAAGGATTTTTTGATATTGTAGCTGACGTCACAAGATAATTTTATCCACCCAACACCAATGAAATCCATACAAATCTCTCTTGTGACAAAAAAAATAACTATTGAGATGAAAAGTTTTTCATGAAGTGGTGGGACAGTGATAATAAATAACGATAATTTTCTCGGATTTTTGGACGCTAGTACAAACATAGCAACAAAATGAGCAACAACAATCAATCCTGCTGTGCAAACATGAATTCCACCAACACCAGCGGACGGATATTTTGTTGTCAGTGTGTGATGAAATCTTAATCAAGGGACAATATGATTTGCGGGGCAATGACAACTTGTCCTTTTTTCTGTTGAACGAAAAACCTCAAACGATGCTAATGCTGTGATACAAGCACATATCAATGATTTCAACAACCCGCATGAGACATCATTTTGAAACCTAGAGGGAAACGCAAGAGACAACGCAGATCTGGATTCTGAGCTCACCGCATTGGATGACGATATCACAGCAATAAGTAATACACTACCACTCAAAGCTGATCTTGTATCGTGAAAAGTTCCTGCCTCACAACTGCCGTCTTTTGTCGATGATGTAGAAGAATATGCTGATCTTGCTAGCTTTCCAGTGACGTGAGAAACATGAAAGATATATCTCGCACTAGATACTAACCTCACCTACAGATGGTCTTGATCTGTATATGTACAGTTGTCAGAGGCAGAACGATGATCGATCACAGGGACACTGTCTAACCAGACAGACTTACAAAATGCTCTAAATTCAAAAGCAGATAACGCAAGCAATCAGACAACAAGCACAACCGTTACTTTGACAAAAGATACAAGGCATGGCACAAGTGCAAGTCCGATTACGTGAGATATTACAGTAGACTTGACGGGTGCTATCGATGGACCAGTAGCAAAGATTCACCACGCACAAGGGACAATCCCTACATTTACAAATGCTACGGTATACAGCGGAGAGTATGATACTACTGTACAAAACTTCATACAAATAGAGCGAGACGGCACAACCGCAAATGTTTATATTTCTCAGGCTAATGCTTAGACGTTTTATCTTCATATCACAAAGCACATCAGACGCTATTGCTCACACGTTCAATAGTACTTTTGGGTATGAAGGAAATCTCTCAAAAGATAAGATCTGACAGCAAACACGTCAGATCCAAAGAGGGAGGGCGTATTCATTCAATGGTGCGAATCAGTATGTACAACTTCCAAACAACCCTATTTTCAATCTAGTAGACCTCACTATTTCCGTGAAATTCATTGCATGATCTATAAAGAATACAAGGCTTGTCTCAAAAGATAACAACTGAGATCCATGAACTAGAAAACTTATATCAATGAAATGAAATAGCTTATGAACATGACGCCCTTGATGTTGAGTTCTTGTTTGATGAAACTTTATTTTCCTTGATGCTCCTACAGCACTAATTCCGTGACAACATTATACGATGACGATGGTAAGAAAAGACTGACAATACTTGAGACTCTACATCAATAAAATACTTGTTGCACAAATAAATTCGTGACTTGTTCTTTGACCAATAGATTCCAATGTGTGACCAACCCTATGAGCATACAAAAGCGTTACAAATGGGTGAGAGTATTTTGATTGATCTTTGTATGATGTAAGAATTTACAACACAACAAAAACACTACAAGAAATAGAAAATATAGAAAATGGATTACGTGATATTATATGACTTGTTGCACACTACAAAACAGATGAAAGCACAGGGACAACATCAGACGATAGCTCTTGAAACTGACTACATTGAAGTCTCATAAACGGGGTCACACATA